GGTGACATGTACGCAAAATTGAAGTCGAAGTTCGATGTTGGCACAACAACGCCCCTGGCACGGTTCCAACCAGCAGGATCGTAGCCGTAAAAGGCCGGAAACCGGGTCTGGTTGATAGTGAACGCACCAGCTGTATTGGCTGTGGGAGCCGGTACCGTGATAGTGTCAAGCAAATTATGGCGCCTCATCAACGTTCGCAGCGATTTAACGCTCTCACCAAAATTCACCAATGCGCGATGTGATGAATTGCCAGTACTTGCACCGAGTTGATCACTCACGACCTTGCCATTGTCATAGTACTCTTCTGATTGGAGTGCAAATGGTGTCAGCTCGAAATGCGACGATGACGGATTAGCAAACTCAAGATTTTCTGCTCCTTTCACAAAGACTTGCATCCCAATCGACGCAGTCGTCGATGGGCCCGTTAGCGCAGTCAACACCTTAACAGAAATGATTCCGTTGTGAAATGTGTCCGTGAGTGATAACGATGGTGTGCTGCTGGTTGTCCAGATCCCTGTTGCATTCGGGCTGCTCTGAGTGTAGCACCACGGCAAAGCCTGTTGGTAGGGGATCCTGAACTCAATATCCGTCTCGGCACCCAGGTCAACAATGCGATTAAGCACAGCCGGGCCTGTGTCGCCAGTGGTTTGTATCGCTGGTGCTTGAGGATCATAACTGATGCGAACGCGACCTTTGTGAAACGGGGAAGCAATGAATCTGAAACGGTAAATGATGTCACCACGCCAATTTCGAAACATGTTCGAAACCAAACTCATTGGCGTGAAATCTATCGCATTCCCTGAAACATAGGTCAAGTTGGGCATGACGGCGCTGGTGAATAATGGGGTGTCTGGTGCCATTGCATTTGTCCATGTGCTATCGACCAAATACGATTCGCGCTGCACAAAGCTCGATATAGCCAGTTCATCCTCTCCATCAAGTCCAACGATCTTCGGATCGATGGATAGTTCGTTCTTAGCATCAAGAGCGAGCTTGTCATGTGGGTATCCAATCTCAGCAGATGCCAAAGACGGGAATGGCGAGTTTCGCACAGGCTTCGCGTCGTCAATCACAGGAACGTTCGTAAATCCGAACAGCTTGGCTATATTAGATACAGCACTTGCTCCAATTTCCGTGGCTTTCGCAAAGCGCCCAATCACCGGTATAGATGTAAGGCGGGACGCGGCCGCGGCCACAGCCGAAGCTGGTGCCGAAACCACACCGACACCATACTCATCAGCCTGTAACGCAGCGCCAATTGTGGGTCCAGCTAGGACAACGTCTTCCATCCATGCATATACCTGAACGGTCACACCAGATGAAGAACCATTCGCGCTCTGCAAACCGCGGTAGATCACCAGATCTAAGCTTCCAAGTCGGTTTGCCTCAGCCAGTACCAGAGTTCGAATGAAAGATTTAGGCCACATAAATGGACAAGTGAACTCTGCTCCTTCACTGTGCGCTGGTGTGATCCAAACTCCTGGCCTCTGAGAATATGGTACCAAGCTATACGGAAAAGCCGACTGGATTGTGGTCTGCTTAAAATCTGGCAATGGTTGATATGATGCACGCAACGAACCATAGAGAAAGGGAGAAGCATTGGTGATGATCTTCAACTTCAGGTTACCCCTTAAAAATGCATAATTCTCCAACTTTCGCTTTATGGTGGCATTGTTCAAAAACAGCGACCAGACACGATTATTCGAGGACAGCAGTCCCACAGGATCCGATTGAGCCCAAGTTGTTGATATAATGCGAACAGGTCGCGATAAAAACGTCTTGAGATCGGCAGCAACTTGAGCATCAGCAAGTTCATAGTCCAGTGGACTAGTATTGTTGCCAACTGATTCGCCCGGATTGGTGTCATAGAAGCTTGTCGTCACCTCGTTGGTGCTAACCATCTGATCTGGCGTTGGAGCTAGCATAGTCTCTTCCGATTGAAGGCGAGCCTTGAAGTCACAATGTTGCTCATGATCACGAACTTCCCACGGGTTGACTCCAATGTAACCACAATGGCGACAGGAATCAATGACGAAGCTTTCATCCGTCATGTTTTTATTTTTATCTTGAGTAAGCTCTCCAGCATGGAAAAATGAAGATGTAGCAATTCGATATAAAATATGCAAGATGAATCACTCTACGCATAAGTTTTCTTTTTTCTGAGCATCCCGAACTCTCACTCCTAAATAGGCGAGCCCCCTGAAGGGCGGATTTTTATGTTTAACGCACACTTATATTACAGGAAAATGCAAACAAAACCACAATATACAGATCGCTCAACACAGGAGACTACTTCGGCAACACATTGCGCGGGTGCTCTGCCTCACACCCTGCGACCTTGACTGACAAACCTTGAGAAGCATGCCAGAAACGGTCATTTAATTCATCCCAAGTGGGACATCCTTTGAACTTGAACTCCGTCATCAGATCATTTTCACGAGCCAATTCCATCAACCACACGCGCTCTTTGTTGAAGCGCTCCTTACCATACCAAAACCACTCGTTCAACGCAGAATTCATAACGCTGGCCATGTGCAGTTCAGGTGACTCTTCTCCAGATGGGTTACAAATCGTCAACATCTTGTGTATGGAGCTCTCTTCCAAGGGCGCAACAACGGCGCCTATATCCTCATCCCAGCGCCATGTCCGCTTTAGATACGATACTTGGGAGATGTGAATGAACTCCACAGATTCACTTTCCTTGTCAGCCATCGTGTACTCGACTCCAATGTGAGCCATAGCTCTCTGAATGGCTGTGTGGTTGAACCATGGTGCCAACTTGGAGACGCCCATCGCGTTATCATCGCCGTAAGTCAACAGTCTTACAAACTCTTTGAATCTCCTTGCGCGCTCATAGACACCTCCAGAAAATGGGCACAACTTGACGAAAGCGAAGCGCATGTACAATGCATTGGCGATACAGTTCACGATCACGGTGAGCGGGTGCCCGGATGGATTAGACCCAAGGAATTCTATCAGGTCCCCGTTGAAGTTGACGTATGCATATGCGGTGTCTTCCGCAATACAGTCGATGACCTGGGCCTGCTCTTTGGACCAACCTGCCGCCAAGTACAGGCGTTTCAGTACTTGAAACGCCAACAAAATGATCAAGGCTTCCATGCGCTTATCAAACTTCCCGTAATCACCTGCGACCATCCTATCAACACCAAAGTGCGTCAAATAATCGTAGTACTGCTGCCACTCCAAGGATTGCACTGTACACCCTGGAGAAGCTTCAAAGAGGAAAGGATGTTCTTGGATCAACTTGACAACAGGTAGCAAATTCTGGCGTACAACAAAACTCCAATCAGCGGGTGCAGCGGTGAAAACCCTCACTTTACCGGCATCAACCTTAGCTGTCGCTCGTGGCTCGTCCTTCAGTTGTCCGCTGAACACTGGGCACGCTCTTTGGTTGTTGGAGTAACGCTTGCGAATCTCTTCAATGCGCTCCCACACCTCATCATCAAACGTCATATCACCAATGGCACCTTTCAGGTGCAGCTTCTTTGTTTCATTGTATGGCTCGCCCATAGAAGACTTGAAGTTCATCTTGTCGATGAAGCGCACACCATCAATGCCATTGATTGTCGCTCTGTCTGAAAGAGGTTCAAGCATGCTCAGATCTTCTTTTGTCAATCCGTCAAGTATGTCGTCCGCATAAGCTTTGGCAATCGCTTTCATTTCTGTACTCCCAAGAGCCCCAAATTTCTTCTGGGTGGAATCAATTAAGGCGTGTCGCCATGGTCGGTAATCTCTCAGAATCGGCGCTTTGAAATCAACTACCCATTTGACTTTCCAGGATCTTCTTACTTAGCAACGTCGGACGCACTTTTGATCGCGAAGTGAATCGCGGCTCAGCATAGCTACCATACACGTTAACTGTCCCTTGCTCCAACCACCGAAGTGGCGAATATTGGCTCAGTTGTGTCAGGCGTTTCTGTCGACTCGGGGCACCAATAACTGGAACTGCACACTGCACCACTGGCATATCAAAATGCTTTACAGCGTGCGCAATCAAGTCCTGATCAATCTCAGTTGCCCACACTGAACCGTGAGCATTTCCCAATGAATGAATGCCCAGAATGACTGCGACTGGTTGGTGTGTGAATAATGGCGATCCACAATCTCCAACCACTGTAGGGTCAGAAGTGAAACCAGTCCAAGTGTCCAAAGTGACACCCAGTTCAGGAACTTCCTTCTTACCTTGTACGGCACACTTCACCTTGCGCAACTTCAACCCAATACCTTTTGTCTTGGTAACGTAGGTCGCAGTATAAGCCCCCTGAAGGCTAGGTTTTCGAATCAACTCTCTCAAGTCTCTCTTCGTCTCCCAGCTGTGGACCTCAAAAAATGCAACATCTCTCTCCGGCACTCGCAATATATCTTCCTGTCTCAGCTTAATAGTGACATTAGGAGAGCTTCCCTGAACTTCGGGCATAATTGACAGCGTCACACTCAAATCGCCTTCAGCAAACAAAGTGTGGTTATTGGTCATCCACAGATGACCACACGGACTGAAAGTATTGCCTTCCCGAGCCATCACACCGTTGCTCACCTTGATCCGGGCCGTGTTGCGCTCAATGATCTTAACTATCTGGTCGTGATCCAGGGAAGCCAGTGAAGCACTCATAGCTGATCTATCGAACACTGACGTTTGGTAATCATCTCTTTTCCAAACGTTAGGTTTCTCAGTTTGCTGAAAATGCCCATCTTGAACTGACTGTCTCAAACCTTGCACTTCTATCTTCTGCTGACCCGATGTTACAGACTTGTACAATCCGTAAGTTCCGATCATTGACACGGCAACAGTCAACCCCGCGACCACCATTCGCCACCGCTTGGACATATAGCAAGCCGACAAAGTTTCAGCAAGCCATTGGTAGTACCCTTTGCGTTCTTCAACGTAAAACTGAAACACCTTCAAGATAGCAATACGAGCTATCTTCCATTCCAAAGCAGCATGGGTAAACCTGCGGACCAACGACGAGCGTGAATACGCTGTCAAATACTTGCTTGCCAACCAATTGACTGCGCGAGTACCTCTCCCCTCAATCTTGAGGCGCTGAATGCGTAAGACTTCGTTCAACGTGTCTGCCATGCCTATTTCATCACTCTGCAACTTTGGCCGATCATTATCAGTCACAATCACCGCAGCGGCGAAATTCTTTATAATGTAGCCATCTTTGGACTCGACAGTGTGCTTGATGTATTGGTTGGGCTTACCTCTCGGGTCTCGCTCAAACGAGTGACAAATGAGCACACCAGCCTCATCGATATTTACGATCTTGAAGCTATCGCCCATCTCTTTCCCATCTGGCAATCGATACTCGCGAGCCTCCAGACGCGCTTCAGGCATGCACACGCAACGTGACTTTAATCGCATGCAAGCATCACACAGCTCAAACTCTTGCATAGCAATTATGCCAGAACCAGCCTTCAGTTGAACTTGCTCGAACGTCTTCATTGCATCACCTAGCCAGGCGAGGAAATCATTCGAATCTGAAAACTCATGAATCTTCTCATACTTGGCCATATCGCTGTTTTCCG